ATGCCTACAGAAACTGATGTCCAGACCAGCCCGGTGGAGCTGAGTAGACCCGAAAAACTAAACAAGCTTCACGACTTCACCGAGTTCGACTGTGGAGAGTCGTCGATCAACGACTACCTTCATAAGACCGCTAGAAAAGCGCAAGACCACAAGCAAGCGGTGGTTTATGTGACTTGTTTCGCGGGAACCAACCGCGTTGCTGGTTTCTATACATTGTCAGCCGGATCGGTTGCTCGGGAGCACGTCGTCCCTAAAAGCCATCAGCGGAACTCGCCTAGTGCACATCCAGTAACCATTCTGGGGCGCATGGGAGTAAGCATTGCAGCACAGGGCTATGGTTACGCTGTTGACCTTCTGCAAGATGCAATTCGCCGTTGCATGATCGCATCAGACTCAGTTGGAACTTCGGCTGTGCTGGTTCATCCACTCGACGACAAGCTCGCAGAGTTCTATGCGAAGCATGCAGGATTTCAGCGTTGCCCTGAATTGTCGCCGCTTACAATGTTGCTTTCCCTGCGTTAGCAGACCCCGGAAGTAGTTTTACTCATTGGATACTTAGGCGGATTGGTTTTGAGTGGAGAGGCAAGGTCGGGAGCCCGGCCCGTTGCTTTGTGATGGGCGCAAGGTTAACACGGGAGATCCGAGGTCCGTGGGCATGGCTTTTTGAAGTCAGTGTATCGGTTTATGCATGAAATATGCAAATCAGCATTTGCTATTCATGAAAAGCCCAAGCAATATGCGAGTTATGCAAATACGCAACGTTTCTACCGTCCTCCGAGCCTTGCTCGATCGCCACGGGATCTCCCCCACGGAGCTTCACCGTCGTACCGGCGTGCCCCAATCCACCCTGTCGCGCATCCTCAGTGGCAAGATCGTCGATCCGTCGGATAAGCATGTCTCGAAGATTGCCGGATACTTCCGGATCAGTACCGACCAGTTGCGCGGGCGTGCCGATATCGGTGCCGTTCGCGATCAGGACCTGGGTACGCTGCACTCTGAGCTCAAGGACATAAGCCTGTGGGACGACGATACCCCCGTCGATGCCGATGAGGTTTCCGTCCCCTTTCTTCGCGAGGTTGAATTGGCTGCTGGATCAGGAAGATTCGTCATCGAGGAAAGCGAGCAGGCCAGCCTGCGCTTCGGCAAGCGCAGCCTTCGCCACAACGGCGTGCAGTTCGACCAGGCTAAGTGCGTGACGGTGCGCGGCAACAGCATGCTGCCGGTATTGCGTGACGGCGCCACGGTTGGAGTCAACGCCAGTAAGAGCGCCATCGGCGATATCGTCGATGGCGACCTCTATGCCATCAATCACAACGGCCAGTTGCGAGTGAAACAGCTCTATCGGTTGCCTACCGGGATCCGCCTGCGCAGCTTCAACCGCGACGAACACCCGGATGAGGACTACAGCTTCCAGCAGATCCAGGAAGAGCAGATCACCCTCCTTGGCCATGTCTTCTGGTGGGGCATGTACGCCCGCTAACCCACCCTGATGCAGAAAAAACCCACGGCAATGTGGGTTTTTTTTCGCGCTGAAAAAAGCCTTAACCCTTGATTTGTGTAGATTTATGCGTAAATGCAAAAATTCAGGTCAAAATAAATGCGTTTGTGCATTGACTGTATATGCATACATGCATATTCTTTGTCTCAAGCCAGCCAAAAAAAGCTCGGCAGCAGGCAGCAATGCCAGGGGTAACCCGAAGCTCTTTAGTGGCACCGCTTCAAAGAACAGGCAGCGATGAACCGGCCTTAACGGTTCAGAGGGTTGGCAACTGACCCGGGTGTGCAGCGTAAAGCACCGTAAGCAGTTATCCGGCGGACAGGGTCGCGGTCGGAAGAACAATTTGAATCGATCCGTACCGCGCCAGTAGCGCCGAAAGATCAGCCAACTCGCCAGGAATCCAACGCGCCGAAAGCGTGGACGGATTCAAGGCTGGGTATCAGGACCGCATTACTGAAAAGCCTGGGCAGCCGGGCTTTTTGGAATGCCTACCGAACAGGGGCTTCTACGAGAATCCTTATTCTTGAAATACCAGACAAACCATCAACGGCCAATGAATGGCCCTCTTTTATGGCAGGAGGCGTGACATGACAAGCGAGCAACAAGCGTTGGCGGACATGCCTATCTGGCTGGTCATTGTGCTGGCCGTGATCGGCGGGGTTTGCGGCGAAATGTGGCGGGCCGACAAGGAGGGCGCTCGCGGCTGGCCGCTGCTACGGCGGCTGGCGCTGCGCTCTGGGGCCTGCATGGTCTGTGGGGTGTCGACCATCATGCTGTTGTACGCCGCTGGCCTGTCGATCTGGACCGCCGGTGCCTTTGGTTGTCTGACCGCCATGGCCGGAGCGGATGTCGCCATCGGCCTGTACGAGCGCTGGGCGGCCAAGCGGCTGGGGGTGGGCGAGGGGCCTCCGCCAGAGAGATAGCCCGACAGATTGTCGAATCAGCCAGTCATCAATATCGCCAACGGACTGGAGCCATCGGGCCTGAGAGCAAGGCCCAGCCTGCAAGGATGCGGGCTTTCTGGAGGCGAGATATCGCCTGTCGAACCTGTCAATCGGCAGGTTTTTTATTATCGGTAAAACCCCATGAACATCACCCCGATCCTCACGCAGCTACGCGATCAATGCCCCAGTCTTGCTCAAGCTATCTTGACCGGCCTTGATCTCGAGCTTTTGCAAGGCAACACCACGCAGCCAACCCCGGCGGCATTTGTCACGGTGATCGCCGATCTGGCGAGTCAGGATGCGTCACAGAACGTCACTCATCAGCGCATCCGCGATCGCCTGGAACTGATTCTGCTGCTCGACAGCAGCGACGGCCAAGCCGCCTTCGACCAACTCCACGCGTTACGCGCCGAACTCTGGCGCGCGCTGGTGGGTTTCAAGCCTGACAGCTTCTATAGCCCCCTCGAATACGACGGTGGCGAACTGATCTCGATCAGCGCCGACCACCTGCTCTACCGCCTGCACTTCTTCGCCGAGTTCCAACTGGGGCGCAATCGCTCCAGTGACCCGGCGGAAACCTGGCACGAGCGCGAATTGGACGGCTTGCCGTCTTTTACCGGGGTGACGGTGCGGGTCGATGCCATCGACCCGGCCGACCCCAATCTGCAGCGTCCTGGCCCCGATGGGCGCCTGGAGCTGACTTTTTCAGGAGAGGTAAAGCAATGACTCAACGCATCACCGTAGTGCCGGCCGAAGGCCGCGCCGTGCCGGATCCGGAAGCCGGCGATCTGCTGCCGGTCGCCGGTCGCGAAGTGGCCGACAGTGCCTGGTGGCGCCGTCGTCAGACCGATGGCGATATCACCCTCACCGCCGTGCAAGCGGCACAACCACAGGATGCCCAATAATGGCTATCGGATTCAGCAACATCCCCGCGGACCTGCGTGTTCCGCTGTTCTACGCTGAAATGGACAACTCGGCGGCCAATAGCGCGTCGTCAACCCTGCGTCGACTGATCGTCGCCCAGGTCAATGACAATGCCACCAGCCCGGAAGTCGGGGGCCTGGTGCTGGTCTCCAGCCTTGCGGTGGCGAAAAACATCGGTGGCCAGGGTTCGATGCTCGCCTCGATGTACGACACCTGGCGTAAGAGCGATCCGATCGGCGAGATCTGGTGCCTGCCACTGCGCAATAGTACCGGCGCCGTGGCCGAGTCCGATCTGCAGCTGAGCGGCGCCGCCACCGAAAGCGGCGTGCTCAACCTGTATGTCGCTGGCGTGCGGGTCCAGGCTGTCGTGGTCAGTGGTGCGACTGCCGCCCAGGCGGCGACCACCCTGGCATTGCAAATCAATGCCGCCGCCGATCTACCGGTCAGCGCCGTGGCCACCGATGGCACCGTCACCCTGAGCTGCAAATGGACCGGCGACAGCGGCAACGACATCAGCCTGCAGTTCAATCGTCTGGGCAAGAGCAACGGTGAGCAAACTCCGGCTGGCCTGACCATCGTCACCGCCAAGATGGCCGGTGGCGCCGGAGTGCCGGATCAGGTCGCGGCACTCGCCGCTCTGGGCGACGAACCGTTCGAGTTCATCTGCCAACCGTGGTCCGACGCGGCCAGCTTGAGTGCCTGGCAAGCGGCGATGGACGACAATGTCGGTCGCTGGTCCTGGTCCAAGCAACTGTTCGGCCATGTCTATACCGCCAAGCGCGGTACCCTCGGCACCCTGGTAGCGGCCGGTCAGGCGCGCAACGATCAACACATGACCCTCCTGGCCTTGGAGCCCGGTGTTGCGCAGCCGTTCTGGATCCAGGCCGCGGCCCTGGCTGCTCGCACGGCGGTGTTCATCTCCGCCGATGCCAGCCGTCCGACCCAGAGCGGCAGCCTGCCAGGTGTCGATCCGGCCCCGGCCAGCGAGCGTTTCACCCTGACCGAGCGTCAGTCGTTGCTCAGCTACGGCATCGCCACCGCGTACTACGAGGGCGGCTATGTGCGCATCCAGCGCGCGATCACCACCTACCAGAAGAACGCCTATGGCCAGGCGGACAACTCCTACCTGGACAGCGAAACCATGCACCAGTCGGCTTTTATCGTCCGGCGCCTGCAAAGCGTGATCACCAGCAAATACGGGCGTCACAAGCTCGCGGCCGATGGCACCCGTTTCGGTGCCGGCCAGCCGATCGTCACCCCGAGCACGATTCGCGGGGAGCTGATTGCCCAGTACGCCAAGCTCGAACTGGAAGGCCATGTGGAAAACGCCGAGCTGTTCGCCGAGCACCTGATTGTCGAGCGCGACGTCCAGGACCCGAGCCGGATCAACGTGCTGTTCCCGCCGGATTACATCAACGGCCTGCGCGTGTTCGCGCTGCTCAACCAGTTCCGTCTGCAGTACGACGCGGTGGCGTAAGCCGCGTCTTCCTCACGGTTTTGTTTCAGCCCGCCATGAGCGGGCTTATTTTTTGGGAGATACACCATGGGTCAACTGATTGCGGGCACCTGCTACGTCAAAGTGGACGGCGCTCAACTGACCATCAACGGCGGCTGCGAAGCGCCCCTGATGGCCGTCAAACGGGAAACGGTCGTGCCGGGTTTCTACAAGGAAACCGATATCGCCCCGTCCTTCAAGGTCACGGCGCTGCATACCCCGGACTTCCCCCTCAAGCAACTGATCGCCGGTTCGGACATGACCGTTACCTGCGAATTCAGCAACGGCAAAGTCTATGTACTGGCCGGTGCCTATCTGGTCGAGGAGCCGGTCGCCAAGGGCGATGACGCGACCATCGAGCTGAAATTCGAAGGTATCAAGGGGACCTGGCAATGACTGAATCGGTGAAGTTGCAGGTGCCCATCGAGGCCCACGGCGAGCCGCTGAGCGAACTCAGCCTGCGTCGTCCGACGGTGCAAGAGGTACGGGCGATCAAGGCACTGCCGTACAAGATCGACAAGAGCGAAGAGGTCAGCCTCGACATGGATGTCGCGGCCAAATACATCGCGATCTGCGCCGGCATCCCGCCGTCCTCGGTCAATCAGTTGGACCTGTCCGACCTCAACACGCTGAGCTGGGCGGTGGCGGGTTTTTTCATGAGTGCGGCATCGCCGCCATCGGCGAGCTGATTGCGGTGGCCTATGACCTGGCCTGGTTCTGGAAGGTTGACCCCGAACAGATGATGGCCAGGCCACTGGATGTGCTCCGCGAATCCCTGGAGCACGCGCAACGGATCAATGCGATGCAGCAGGTGCAGTGATGGCTACGACAATCAATAACACCCCGCAAACCCTGCAACAGGTGATGAATAGCCAGACCATCGTGAACCTGTCGGTGGTCATCAAGGGTGTGCAAAAAATGGAGACCGAGATGGCTAAGGTCACCACGCAAGTCGAGACGTTCAAGAACAGCCTGAAGAACAGTGGGCTGGGCAACCTGGATATTGCCGGCGTGTTCAACGGCGCTGGACTGGCGGCGCCTTTCGTGGCCGGTGTCCAGGCGGCCATCAAGGAAGAAAACAAACTGGCCGAGGCCCGCGAAGGCGCGCAGGCGGCAAACGCGTCAGCGTCCGGTTTAGGTGCTACGGCGCAGAACCTGGCGAAGCTGAATGCGGCGCTCGACAGCGTTTCCAGCAAGTTCGGCCAGGCGTTGTTGCCTGCGCTGAACAGTGTCGTCACGGCGCTGGTGCCGCTGGTCAATAGCGTTGCCGAGTTTGTCGCGGCAAACCCCCATCTTGTCCAGGGGCTCGCTGCCGGGGCCCTGGCGTTTACGGCCATGCGTGGCGCGGTGACGGGCATGGTGGGAGCAATGGAACTGCTCAAGGCCGGCCTGCTGACTTCGCCCATTGGCCTGGTCGCGTTGGGCATTGCCGTTGCGGCGGGATTGATCGTCGCCTACTGGCAGCCGATATCGGGCTTTTTCAACAAACTTTGGGAGGGCATCAAAAACGCGGCGTTTAGCTTTATGTCGACCCTGGCGACAGTGCTGGCTTGGTCGCCGCTGCCGATGATCAGCGCTGCCTGGGGAGCGCTCAGCGGATTTTTTGCCGGTCTTTGGAATTCGATCAAAGTGCCGGCTGCCACGCTGGTCGATTTTTTCCAGACACTGTTTTCCTGGACACCGCTAGGCCTCGTCATTGCCAATTGGGTGCCACTGACGGGACTGTTCGATTCGATCTGGCGATTGCTCAAGGCGTTGGCGGTGCCGGTGACGGATGTTCTCAAGGGCATGTTCGACTGGTCGCCAGTGGCATTGATCGTCACTAACTGGGGCACGATCAGCGGCTACTTCGAGACGCTGTGGGCTGCGCTGCAAAATCCCGCGCAGTTGCTCAAGGGGTTTTTTCTGAGCGTGTTCGAGTGGTCTCCCATTGGGCAGGTCATCGCCAACTGGCAACCCATCAGCGAGGTGTTTTCTGCCTTGTGGGATGTTTTGCGAGGCTTGGCGGCACCGGTGATGGATTTTTTTCGGACGATGTTCGACTGGTCGCCACTAGGACTGATTATCCAGAACTGGGAGCCGATTATCGCCTGGTTCGGTGAGTGATGGGACAAGTTGCAGAGCCTTATCGCGCCGATCAAGGAGTTGTTCAGTGATGGTTTCGCTGGTTTCGTCGCCAGGATCACGGGACAAGTCGATGGCCTCGTTCAGCAACAGCAGGCCGGGAACGCCAACGCGGGCCTGATCCAAAGCTCCGGTGCGCTTGTCCAACAAACCGCCGCCAACAATCGTACCCAGCTTGAAGGCGGTCTGACCGTGCGCTTCGATAATGCCCCAGCAGGCTTGCGGGTCGACTCACCCCAGACCAATCAACCGGGCCTGAGCCTGACGCCTGCCGTCGGCTACCGCTCACTTTCCCTTGGAGGTGCTTATGGCGACTCACTGGCGTGACCGTTTGTTGCCGGCGTCGTTTCGCGGCGTGCCGTTCTGGGTCGACCAGGCGAAAATCCCAGTCGGCCAGAAAGGCCAGTTGCATGAATACCCCCAGCGTGACCAGCCGTTTTTCGAGCCGCTCGGCCAACAGGCGAAGATCCATACCCTGACCGCGTTTATCGTGGGCACCGATTGCCTGGAGCAGCGTGACAAGCTGCTCGAAGCGCTGGAGCAAGGCAGCGGCGAACTGGTTCACCCGTGGTTGGGGCGGATGCAGGTCAAGGTCGGCGAATGCGACATGACCCAGAGCCGCCAGGATGGCGGGCTGGTGACCTTCAACCTGAAGTTCTACCCGGACGAGTTGTTGCCGTTCCCCAAGGTCGTCATCAACACCCGTGAGCAATTGCAGATGGCGTCGAGTCGATTGCTCGACGCTTCGCTGGTGCGTTTCGACGAAGCGATGGCATTGGTCAACCAGGCGCGGATCGGCCTGGATAACCTGCGTCAGGGGATTACCTTGGCGTATCAGGTGATTGAGCAAGCGTTGGCGCCGCTGATCGAAACCTACGCGGATATCTATGCGCTGGTGCGCACGGTCAAGGAGTTCCCCCATCAACTGAGTACGGCGATCAAAGGCGTGCTGGGCGAGTTTAAGGGCCTGGTGGGTGAAGTCCGGCAATTGAAAGACTTTGCCGTCCGAGGTTATCGCGGGATGTTGGCCGACATTTCGAAACAGATCGAGGAGGCCAAGTCCCTCGACACCTCACAACTGCCCATTGGCAAGGACTCCGCTAGTGCGTCACGGGCCACGGTGAACCTGATCCAGGATGCCTTACTGGTACAGATCGCCCAGCTTGTGTCGATGATGCCGGTCGCCACGCCGGCGGTGAAGTTGGCCAGCACACCGTCATTGGCCCAACAAGCCCAGCAACCGGTACAACGAGCCGATGTACCGGTGGTCGACGACGTACTGGCGCTACGTGACAGCCTCAATGAGCTGATCTGGCAGGCGGCGCTCAAAGCCGACTCGATGCATTACCAAGCACTTAACGGTGTACGTCAGACACTGGTGCGGCATCTCAACGCGGTGGCGTCCACCGGGGTGCGATTGATTGACCTGACCCCCAAGAGCAACCTGCCGGCACTGGTGGTGGCCTACCGGAGTTTTGGTGATGCCACGCGGGTGGGTGAAGTGGTGCAACGCAACCGGATTTCGCACCCCGGTTTCATACCACCGATGCCGTTGCAGATATCCCAGGAGTAAGTCATGACTGATATCGACAATGCTGTTGTCCTGTTAGTTGACGGCCTGAGTTATGAGGGCTGGAAGACCGTTGAAATCAGTGCCGATCTCGAGCGCCAGTTCCGCACCTTCAAGCTCGGTATCACCTGGAAATGGCCGGGACAGACCCAGGCGGTGCCCATCAAGGCGGGGGCTCGTTGCTCGGTCTTGATCGGCTGCGACCTGGTCCTGACCGGTTACGTGTACCAGGCGCCCATCCGCTATGACGGCAATCAGATCAGCCTGACCATCGAGGGCAGTTCGCTGACCCGCGACCTGGTGGATTGCGCGGCCATCAACCAGCCGAGCCAGTGGCGTCAGCAGGGTATGTTGAAGATCGTCGAGGCGCTCGCCAAACCCTACAAGGTCAATGTGCGTAGCGAGATCGCGGAGACCACCCAGTTGCAGACCCACAGCATTGTGCCGGGGGAAACGGTATTCAAGTCCATTGACCGTCTGTTGACCTTGTACCGAGTGTTTTCCACCGATGATGCCGACGGCAACCTGGTGCTCGCCAAGCCGGGAAGTGCCGGGCGTGCCGGCGATGTCCTGGAGCTGGGCCAGAACATCCTCTCGGCCACTACCGCGCGGGATTACAGCACGGTGTTTTCCGAGTACCGGGTCATCGGCCAGCACAAGGGCAACGACCAGAACAGCGGCAGCGCGGTTAGCGAAGTGTCGGGTGTGTCCAGTGACACCCATGCGCTGCGCAAGCGGGTCACGGTGATCAGCGAAAGCGTGCAGCTCACCCCGGAGCTGGCCCAGCAACGGGCCGATTGGGAGCGCGCCATCCGCACCGGCAAAGCCCTGGCCACGAGCTACACCGTACAGGGCTGGCGACAGTCCAACGGCGATCTGTGGCGACACAATCTGCTGGTGCGGGTGAAGGACCCGGTGCTGGATCTGGATCAGGACATGTTGATTTCAAAAGTGACCTATTCGCTGTCCGCACAGGGTTCGATTACCACCCTGGACGTGGCGCCGCCGCAGGTTTTCGAGGCCACGCCGACGCTCGCCAAAACCCCGAAATAGTCCTCCCCCGATCCACTCCTGCCTGACACACCGCTTGCCCAAGGAACTGACCATGAGCCTACTGACACGCCTACTGGCGCGCGGCACCGTCGTGCTTGCCAATTCGGCCAATAAACTGCAATCGCTGCAAATGCGCCTGACCGCCGGTGAAGTGAACGACGACATGGAGCATTTCGAGCCCTACGGTTTCACCAGCAACCCACTGGCCGGCGCCGAAGGCATCGCGACCTTTCTCGGCGGCGATCGCTCCCACGGCATCGTGCTGGTGGTCGCCGACCGCCGCTATCGCCTGCAAAACCTCGCCCCTGGTGAGATCGCCCTCTACACCGACGAAGGCGACCGGATCCACTTCAAGCGCGGAAGAATCATCAATATCGACACCGGCACCCTGAACATCCGCGCCAGCACCGCCATCAACCTCGACAGCCCGACCTTGACCCAGACCGGCAAGATCGTCTCCCAGGGCGACCAACTCGCCGGCGGCATCAGCCAGATCCAGCATGTACACGGCGGTATCCAGCCAGGCACCGGCCAGACTGGCGTACCGGCGGGAGGTGCCTGATGTTCGTCTCCCATAACCTCAAGGCGGCGCTGACCCGTTCGGTGCTGATCAGTCTGTTCACCTGGCGTCGCGCCAACTCTGACGATCCTATCGACGACGATGAACGTTTCGGTTGGTGGGGCGACAGTTTTCCGGTGGTGAGCGACGACCGCATCGGTTCGCGGCTGTGGCTGTTGCGACGGGTCAAGCTGACCGCGCGGACTCAGCTCGACGCCCAATTCTATGCCCGTGAAGCCCTGCAATGGTTGATCGACGACGGCCATTGCAGTGCCATCGAGATTACCACCGAACGGCTCGACGCCCAGCGACTGAACCTGCGCACGGTTCTGATCCTGGCCGGCGGCGAGCGCCTGGATATCAACCCGAACAACAGTTGGCAGGTGACTTATGCCGTTTGAAACCCCTTCGCTGCCGGTGCTGATCAACCGCACCCAAAGCGACCTGGCCAGCGATTCGCTGCGCCAGTCCGATGCCCAGGTCCTGGCCCGCACGCTCAGTGGCGCCGCCTTCGGCCTGTACGGTTACCTCGACTGGATCGCCGAGCAGATCCTGCCCGACACCGCCGACGAAACCACCCTGGAGCGTATTGCCGCACTGCGTCTGCACCAACCGCGCAAGGCCGCTCAGGCCGCCGTTGGCAGCGTCGGTTTTAGCGCCGCCGCCGGAGCGGTGCTGGACGCCGACACCCTACTGCAGACCAGTGACGGTCGCAGCTACAAGGTGACCCTCGGCGGCACCACCAGCGACGGCACCAACACCGCGCCGATCCAGGCGTTGGATGCCGGCAGCCTGGGCAATGCCGATGCCGGCCTGACCCTGTTTCCGGTGCAGCCGGTGCAAGGTATCGGCAACACCTTCACGGTACTGACGCCGGGCCTGACCGGCGGTGTGGCGCAGGAAAGCCTTGAGTCCCTGCGCGCGCGGGTTATTCGCTCATATCGCGTCACGCCCCATGGCGGTTCGGCGGCTGACTACGAAACCTGGGCGCTGGAGTGCCAGGGCATTACTCGGGCCTGGTGCCGTGGCAACTACCTGGGGCCGGGCACTGTCGGGTTGTTTGTCATGCGTGACGACGACCCCGTGCCGCTGCCGGATGCCGCGCAACTGGCGCTGGTCCAGGCCTATATCGAGCCATTGCGGCCGGTGACGGCGCAGTTGCAGGTGCTGGCGCCGGTGCTGGTGCCGATCACCTACACCCTGCGCCTGGTGCCGGATACCAGCGCCACCCGCGCTGCGGTCGAGGCGCAACTGCGCGATCTGCACAACCGTGAAGGCGGTCTGGGGGAAACCCTGTTGCTGACCCATATCGCCGAATCCATCAGCAGCGCCAGTGGCGAGAACGATCATCTGCTGGTCACGCCGTCCGCCGATGTGCCCGCGGCCACCAACCAGTTGCTGACCTTCGGAGGCTGCGTATGGCTGGAATAAGAACCGCCGCGCAATACCAAGAGCAACTGCGCAGCCTGCTGCCGGCCGGTCCCGCGTGGGATCCGGAACAGGTGCCGCAGATCCAGCAGGTGCTGTTGGGCATTGCCCAGGAGCTGGCGCGGGTCGATGCCCGCGCGGTCGACCTGATCAACGAAGTGGACCCGGTGACCGTCAGCGAGCTGGTGCCGGACTGGGAGCGGGTGATGAACCTGCCTGACCCGTGCCTGGGTCCCAAGCCGCTGTTCGACGACCGTCGCCTGGCGGTGCGTCGGCGCCTGCTGGCGGTGGGCGACCAGAGCATCGGCTACTTCATCGATATCGCCCGCAGCCAGGGTTATCCGAATGCCAGCGTCACCGAACTGCAGACCCCGCGCATGGGCCGGGCACGGTTCGGCAAGGCGCGTTTCGGCACCTGGCAGGCGCAATTCATGTGGACGCTTAATACCGGCGGGCGGTTGCTTATGGGCCGTCGTTTCGGTGCCAGCTACTGGGGCGAGCGCTTCGGCGCCAACCCCGGCAGCGCCCTGGAATGCCTGATACACCGCACCGCGCCAGCACATACGCTGGTGCATATTAATTATGATTAGAGGTTGAGAGTATGGATTATCCAAAGAGTGTACCCAGTGTAGGGTTGGTGAACGGCAAGTTCGTAGATGAGAATCCGGTGACGGGCGCGTCAGGTTCACTGATACCAGCGGAGTGGGGGAATTCAATTACTGATGAAATTGTGAATGTAGTTAAGGCGGCTGGTCTGGTTCCTGATGAAGCCGATCTTGGGCAACTACTGCTGTCTATCCAGAAGATGAGTCAATTTGACTCTGTTAAGTATGCTTTGGATACGGGGGGGGCTGGCACCTATATTGCGACTTATGCTCCGGCTCTCACGGCACTTGTAGATGGTGTGACGTTACGTTTCAAGGCCCTGACTGGCAACACCGGAGCCAGCACCTTTTCACCTAATGGCTTGGCCCCAAAATCAATCCTCGGTATTGATCATGTGCCGTTACTCGGCGGTGAAATCGTTGCTGGCGGCGATGTATGGGTGCAGTGGAACGGCTCGATTGGTGATGGGGCGTGGGTTCTGATTGCGAGTTCCGGAGCAGCCAAACAGACTGGCGCCGATGTAGGGGACGTCAAGGCTGTTGCGACCACACAGCCGCCCAAAGGCTGGCTCAAGTGCAATGGTGATGCGGTTTCACGTGCTCAATACCCCGCACTTTTTAGTGCCATTGATATTCGTTTCGGTGAAGGGGACGGCGTATCGACTTTCAATCTTCCGGATTTTCGAGGAGAGTTCATCCGAGGTTGGGATGATGGGCGAGGTGTTGACTCGGGGAGGACGCTCGGTAGTTTTCAGGATTCGCAGAATGCCTCCCACAACCATGGAGCCAGCTCAGGAGCTGCAGGGTCGCACAATCACACGGCGTCCTCCGGAGCCGCCGGGGAACATACTCATACAGGTAGCACATCGACCGATGGGAACCATCAACACGGTTTAACCATGGGGTATACCGATCTTGACAACGGGAGTGTTGGTGGTGGGCGTCAAGCTTATGGGACCCAATACACCAATGCGGCGGGCGCGCACTCGCACACTCTGACCATAAATGCTGCTGTGGATCATACACACGTGATCAGTGTTGCCCAGACAGAAGATCATACACATGCGATTACAGTTGCCGCATCGGGTGGGAATGAGTCTCGGCCACGCAACATGGCGTTGCTCTACGTCATCAAGTACTGAGTTCTTCTGTCGTGGGGAGATCTTCGCGCCTCTACTCCTGACGAACAAGGAATCATGAGGCATCAATTATGTTTAGGGAAACGCTGATTTATTCTTGTCCCTCTCCAAGCAGTTCCGCCATAACGCTTGATTTGAGAGGGTCAGCCACCCTGCACAACAGCCAGTCTGCCTGCCATGCAGTCGAACTTTTCCACCCTTGAATACACCACCAAGAATAAGCTGAGGCGTCGCGACCGTTTTCTGGTTGAAATCGACGCCGTAATCTCATGGTAGGCACTGACAACAGAACTGGAGCCCTTCTATCGAGGCGGTCATGAACGATTACCAAGAGGATGCGGTGAGGGGCTGCTCTGTGTTGATGTGCCGAAAATGCACGCCGTGGGTGATACCTTGGTTCAAACCAAGGGCTTATAGTTGATGCTATGGATACCGTCCTATCGATCCATGTGGACCAGCAATGGTGGGCGCTGGGTTGATACCCGCATGTCCACTTTCACCTGTCGGTCTTGACAGGGGCGAAGGTAGCATTGTGCAATACAAGGTTGGAGGTAGGCATGAAGGGTTGGCCGCCCGTCGGTCGATTGGTTGTTGGGCATTCTGCATTCTTCGAGAGTCGAGTAGGTCGAGCGTTTAGGGCGGACCTATTTATGTGAGTCTTTAAACGGCTGTGTAACGCGTTAAGGAGGCCGGATAGCGAGGAAAAATGCGACGATGAATAGCCTTCAGGCCCATCGGGCCGCGCTGATATCACCAAAGTAACGGAAAAACAAATGCAGTTTAGAAAAAACATAAATGCGTTACGGGCAGTTGCGGTCATATCCGTAGTGCTTTTTCACTTCAAAATCAGGGGGTTTGGCGGGGGCTTTACAGGAGTAGATATTTTCTTTGTAATTTCTGGTTTTTTGATGACCGGGATTATCTTCAAAGGACTGCAAGAGCAGCAGTTTTCGTTGCTCAGTTTTTACGCCTCCAGGGCGAGGAGAATTATTCCTGCATTGTTGGTCTTGTGTATTGCACTCCTGATATTCGGGTTTTTGTACCTGCCGTTGGATGACTACCGCGACTCGATCAAGACCATCAAGAGTGCCCTGCTCTTCAGTTCAAACTTTGATTTCGCAAAAGAAGGGAACTATTTTGACGCACCCTTGCACGAAAATTGGTTGTTGCATACTTGGTCATTATCCGTAGAATGGCAGTTCTATATGCTCTATCCCGTTCTATTAATGTTATTATTTAAGCATACGGGCGTAAAAGTAACAAAGGTAGCCCTTGTGCTGCTTGCAACGGCGTCCTTGGTTGCATCTGTATACATGACCAAGATTGCTCCGGTTTTTGCGTTCTACATGCTTCCCACAAGAGCATGGGAGATGATTGCCGGGGGGCTGGCATTCCTGTTTCCCCTGCAACTCGGTAAGCGAGCCTGTTATGTGTTTGAGGCGCTGGGGCTGGCAGCAATTCTGGTGGGGATTTTCTACTTTTCCGAGCAGGATTTCTGGCCAGGCTATCTGGCCCTTCTTCCTGTGATGGGCACAGTATTGGTTATCTACGGAAACACTCACTCAATATTCAGTGCCAACAAAACCCTTCAGTTCACTGGGGGGATTTCCTATTCCGTGTATCTGTGGCACTGGCCTATAGTGGTATTTCTCTACATATGTGGGCTGCTCGAAAGTTCAGCTTATGTACTGGCTTCGATATTCCTATCATTCGCACTCGGCGCTCTATCGTTCTATTTTGTAGAGTCTAAATCGAAGAATTTTGCATCAGCCCCCAAAGCCATTTTCAAGTACGCGGCATTCCTTGTTGTGGCAGTTGGAGTGTCTGCAATCATTGCCTCACTTGTCAAAAAACATCCTGACATCAGGTTCTCATTCCTGGAGTTGGGTCAGCCGGATTATACAAGCAAGATGTACAAGCAAGAGTGCTACCCCAACGAGTACGGTGCGGCTGACTGCAAGCTGGGTACAGGGGAAATTTCAGTGATTATCTTCGGTGACAGTCACGCGCAATCTACTGCCGCGGCTGTTCAGATGGAAAATAAAGAAGCTGCTTTAGAATGGGCTCGTGGCGGATGCCCAACCCTGAAAAATTTCGAAATGCATAATAAAGAGTTTGAAAGCAAATGCCGTGGATTTATGGGCGAAAAACTGGCGACGCTGAAAGATTCATATCATGGTGTACCGGTTGTTCTGTTTAGCCGGGCATCTCTATACTTGGAGCCGAGCAGAGAAAATGGTTTTCAGGTCTATTTCAATGGCGATTCTCAGCAGGATAAGTTGTCTCGGGACGTAAGCTATACGGTCGAGTATGTCAGCACGGTGTGCGCTATAGCTGAAAACCATCCTGTTTACATCGTCAAACCAATTCCAGAAATGCCGTTCAGTATTTATAAGGGGCTAAACTTGCATGCCAGGGTGTTTCAGAGCAAGTCGGATATCACGATTCCGCTACGTGACTATGAGAGCCGCAACCGCACAGCCAACGGTGCGATTGAAGCTGCTGCCAAGCAGTGTAATGAGCGAGTGATCGACCCAGTCCCATATCTTTGTCCTGCTGGGCAGTGCATGGGATCGAAAAACGGCGTATCCCTTTATTACGATGACAATCATTTGGTTGACGCGGGTAACGAACAATTGAGGGGGCTGTTTAAGGGAATCATCTCTCAGCCCTCCTCAATGCCGATCAGCCTTGAGTAGTTCCTCGGCGGCAAACGCGCGCTTAAGGTCGAGAACGTCAAAATGCCCCCTCGCCGGGGCGGTACAACCACTGTTGTTGCGTTGCTTACCTATGAGGATGGCCAGCAGGAGGAGTACACCTTTGTGATGGTGGCTGATCTGATCAAAAAGGAGGGTGCGTATTGCTTGATTGTCACTCCTAAGCGTTGCGCCTTAACGCCAACCGAGCAGGGAAAACCGCCACATACTCGGCCCTTAACTGGGACTTCGGCAGCACCAGGACGCGGTTTTGGGGCGACAACGCTGAAAAAATTGCCATGGATATTCAGTCCGGATCAACTGGGTGCGGGTGATCCAGTACATGGCCTACGATTACCAGCGTAGCGAGTTCTTTTTCATGAAAATCAAGAGCGATTTTCCCGGCAATCCGCGAAAACTTTTTTATGCCCGGAGAAAACCATGTCCGTTACCCAGCAGCAGTTGCTGCAAATCATGCCCGACGCCCGCTCCCAAGCGGGCGTTTTTGTATCCGCTCTCAACACCGCCATGTCCCGCCATCAAATCAACACCCCCAAGCGCATCGCCGCCTTCCTGGCCCAGGTGGGTCATGAGTCGGCGCAACTGCGCCACGTGCGGGAGCTGGGCAGTGATCAATACCTGAGCAAATACGATACGGGCCCCCTCGCTATTCGCTTGGGCAATACCCCGGATGCCGACGGCGATGGTCAGCGCTATCGCGGTCGTGGGCTGCTCCAGATCAGCGGGCATGGCAATTATCGTCAATGCAGCCTCGCGCTGTTCGGCGACGAGCGTTTGCTGCAACAACCGCAACTGCTGGAGCAACCGCAGTGGGCTGCCGAGTCGGCGGCCTGGTTCTGGGAGCAACAAGGGTTGAACGCACTGGCCGATGCCGATCGATTCAACAGCATCACCCGCAAGATCAACGGCGGCCTCACCGGCCTCGAGGATCGATTGCAACTCTGGGCGCGGGCGAGGGCGGTGCTATGCGTTTCCTCGATCTGATCCCGGCGCCTTACCGTCTATTCGTCGCTGTCGCGCTGTTGGCCATTGTGGCCGGCAGCTCGGCGGCGCTGGCCTGGTGGATTCAGGACTGGCGTTACGGCCTGCAACTGGAGCATCAAGCCAGACAGCAAGCCGACACGCTCCACCAGATTGCCCTGGCCGCAGCAACGCAGCAACGTGCCGAACAGGATAAACGCCTGGCCCTGGAGCAGCAGCTCCAGGCCAGCGACCAGATCCATGCAAAGGAGTTGAGTGATGTACAACAGGATCAGGCGCGCTTGCGCGATCGGATTGCCACTGCTGATCTGCGGTTGTCAGTCCTCCTCGACGCAGGCGATCTTGCCAGTGGCTGCGCGATGCCAGCCACCACCGCCGCCAGCGGCGTGGTTCATGCAGCCGCACGCGCCCGACTTGACCCGGCGCATGCTCAACGAATTATCGCCATCACCGACGACGGCGACCGCGCCCTGATTGCCTTGCAGGCCTGTCAGGCGTATGCCGAGGCGGTGTCGCACTGAGCGGCGGATGCACATCGCGGCTTGAAAGTCCGAGGCGCTCATGTAGGGTGTTCATTTTGCGCAACCGGCCCCGTCAGGAGAGCAAC